CATCTCAACACCCGCAGCTATTCCAAGCACAAGGCGTTGCAGAAGTTCTACGAGGGCATCATCGAGCGGACAGACGATCTGGCAGAAGCGTACCAAGGCCGGTACGGGCTGCTGGGTCCAATCACGCTGCATTCGGCCAAGACCACGTCAAATGTCGTGGACTTTCTGCAAGAGCAGTTAGACGAGATTGAGGCCGTACGGTACGACGTGATCCCCAAAACTGACGCGCCGCTCCAGAACCTTGTGGACGGCATCATAGAGTTGTACCTGTCAACTCTTTACAAACTTCGCTTTCTGTCGTAGGAGCCTGACATGGCAAATTATACGCATATCACTGCTACGTATCAGGTGAAGGTCGGCGCCGGCAAGCTGAAGAGCATCTTTGTCAGTTCCGGCACCAGCCCGACAGTGGCGGTCTACGACACTGACGCTGGCTCAACATCTGGCACCACGCTGATTGCTACTTTCACCCCCGCCACCCCCGGCATCTACATATTCACTGGCGGGGATGATGGGCTTTTCTTCAACAAGGGCTTGTACGTCGTTCTTGGGGGCACTACCCCCAAAGTGACTATTGCGTATGCCTAACCGACAGGCCGGATAGCCTGGGGAGTAAAAATGGACGAGAACTCCGTTGACGTGATTGACACCACGTCGGGTCAGGAAGCCACGGCGGCGCCTGAGCCTGTAGTTACGCCGGACGAGCAAGACACTGGCAAATCCTTTTCTGAAGAAGAATTGGAAAGAATTGTCCAGAAACGGCTCGATAGGGCGCAGCGTAAATGGGAACGAGAGCAGTCGCGGAGAACCGTCGAGGTCGCTCCTCCTGCACCGCTTCCGCCGGTTGATAGTTTTGCTGATGCACAGAGTTATGCCGAGGCTATGGCAGAACAGAAGGCACAGGAACTGTTGGCCCGCCGGGACGCGGTACAGCAGCAAACGGCTGTTCTGGACGCCTACCACGACCGTGAGGAAGAGGCGAGGACCAAGTACGACGACTTTGAACAGGTCGCGTACAACCCCAACCTCCGCGTCACGGACGCCATGGCCCAGACGATCCAGGCTTCTGACATTGGCCCCGACGTAATCTATTACCTCGGCACCAACCCGAAAGAGTCTGATCGTATCGCCCGTCTGCCTGTTCTGCTTCAGGCTAAAGAGATTGGCAGACTGGAGGCAAAACTTGTCTCCGACCCGCCGGTCAAGCGCACATCCACCGCCCCGGCGCCGATTGCTCCGGTGACTGCTCGGACCTCTGGGTCTAACTCGTACGACACCACAGACCCGCGTTCCATCAAGTCGATGAGTACGTCGGAGTGGATCGAAGCCGAGCGGCAGCGCCAGATCAGGAAGTACGAGGCAGCTAACCGCCGCTGATTGCCCATAGGAGGCATCCATGTCGAATTCGCTTCTTACCATCGATATGATCACCAGAAAGGCTCTGGAGATCTTCGAGAACAACCTGGTCCTGACGCGCAACGTCAACCGCCAGTACGACAACAGCTTCGCCGTCGAAGGCGCCAAGATCGGCTCCACCCTCCGCATCCGCCTGCCTGACCGCGCGCTGGTGACTGACGGTGCCGCTCTTCAGGTGCAGGACGACAACGAGCAGTTCACGACCCTGACCGTGTCCAGCCAGAAGCACATCGGCGTCAACTTCACGTCAGCAGAACTGACGATGCAGTTGGACGATTTCGCCGAGCGCGTGCTGAAGCCCCGTATTTCGCAGCTTGCCAGCAGCGTCGATAACGACGTGGCAAGCGCGTACAAGGGTATTGCCAACACGGTCGGCACCCCCGGCACGACCCCCAGCACCTCGCTTGTCCTGCTTCAGGGCCAGCAGAAGCTGAACGAGTTTGCCGTCCCCATGGACCCCCGCTACGCCACCGTCAACCCGGCCGCCAACGCCGGTCTTGTCGAGGGCCTAAAGGGTCTGTTCAACCCGACCGACACCATCAGCCGCCAGTTCAAGCAGGGCCTGATGGGCCAAGGCGTGTTGGGCTACAATGAGATTGCAATGTCGCAGTCCATCGTAAATCACACGACCGGCTCGCGTTCCACGTCGGACACGATCCTCGTCAACGGCGCGATCAGCACGCAGGGCGCGACCACCATCGCTCTCGATGGCGGCACGGCTTCTGCCACGATCAAGCAGGGTGACGTATTCACCATTGCCAATGTGTACGCGGTCAACCCGCAGACCCGTCAGTCCACGGGTTCGCTCCAGCAGTTCGTTGCCACGGCTGACGCCACGGCATCGTCTGGCGCTTGGGCGACTGTGTCGATCTCCCCGGCGATCTACACCCCGACCAACGCCCTGGCTACCGTGGACTCGTTCCCGGCGGACAACGCAGCGGTCACCTTCGTTGGTTCCGCTTCGACCCAGTACCCGCAGAACCTGATCTATCAGAAGGACGCAATCGCGTTCGCCACGGCGGATCTTCTGCTCCCCAACGGTGTGGACATGGCCTCGCGTCAGGTTCACAACGGCATCAGCCTTCGCATTGTGCGTCAGTACGACATCAACAATGACCGTATGCCCTGCCGTATCGACGTTCTCTACGGCTTTAGCGTAATCCGCGCTGCTGCCGCTGTCCGCCTCTGGGGCTAATCCCATTTTAGGAAAGGTACTACTATGGCTCTCCCCTCTGTAGGCGGCGGTTACCAGATCAATGACGGTAACCTGAATGAAGTGACGCTTGGTGACGTTGGCACCGTTGCCACCGCCACTGCCACTGCCACCCTGACTGTCGCGCAGATCACTGCCGGCATCCTCTCGGCCAACCCCAGCACGACCGCCGCCAGCTACACGCTGCCGACCGGCACGCTGATCGACGCCACGCTGACCAACGCCAAGGTCGGCAGCACGTTCGATCTCGTCATCGTCAACCTGGGCACGTCCACCGGCGATATCACAATCGTCGCAGGCACGGGCATTACCCTCGCCGGTTCTGCCACGGTTACTGACGGCACGTCGGCTCAGGTTCGTTTTGTCCGTACGGGCGAGGCGACCTACACGATGTACCGCATCGCCTGATATGGCTGGGGGCGGCTTGCGCCGCCCCCACTCATCCGGCCGGAGAACAACATGCCCATTTACCTTCGCCATCCCAAGCACGGCACCAAGGTCGCCACCATGGAGATGGAAGCCGCGTACGACGAGCAAAATGGCTGGCAACGCTTCGACCCCGCTGTCGAAGAAGAAACTGTCGAAGATCCGGCAGAAAATGCTATCGTGAAGACGCGCAAGCGCCGCACCACAACCCCCGAGGTCTGATATGGCAACCACTGCCGGCGACATCATCAACGGCTCCCTGCGGCTGCTGGGCGTGCTGGCAGAGGATGAGACGCCGTCAGCAGCTACGTCGCAGGACGCGCTGTTCGCCATGAACCAGATGATTGATAGCTGGGGCACCGAGAAACTGGCGACGTTCACCACGCTGGATCAGGTCTTCTCGTGGGCGCCGGGCTTTAGCAACCGCTCTCTTGGCCCAACCGGCGACTTTGTAGGTATCCGGCCCGTCCTGATGGACGACGCCACCTACTTCATCGATCCGGCCAATGGCATTTCGTTCGGCATCAAGCTGGTCAATCAGCAGCAGTACAACGGCATTGCGGTCAAGACGGTTACCAGCACCTACCCACAGGTGATGTGGGTACGTCCTGACTATCCTGACGTCGAGATGTACATCTACCCGGTGCCCACCAAGGTGCTGGAATGGCATTTTATCTCGGCGGCGGCTTTGGACCAGCCGGCTACCCTCGCCACCGACATTCTGTTTCCGCCAGGCTATCTGCGCGCGTTCCGCTACAATCTGGCCTGCGAGTTTGCGCCAGAGTTTGGCGTCGAGCCGTCGCTTCAGGTCAAGCGCATTGCCATGACGTCAAAGCGCAATTTGAAGCGCATCAATAACCCTGACGACATCATGTCGCTGCCGTACAGCATCGTAGGCACCCGCCAGCGGTTCAACATTTTTGCCGGGAATTACTGATGGCAAACGTAAAGATCTCTGCCCTTCCGGTAGCCACGGCAGCGCAAGTAACGGATCTGCTGGCTATCGTGCAGGGCGGCACGACCAAGCAGTTGACCAACGCGTTGCTGTTTACCAGCGCCACGCTGGTGACCCCGGCGCTTGGCACGCCGACATCCGGTACGCTGACCAACTGCACCGGGCTGCCCATCTCGACGGGCGTGTCTGGTCTAGCCGCTGGCGCGTCTGATTTCTTGATCACGCCATCGTCAGCCAACCTTCGCGCCATGCTGACTGACGAGACGGGCACTGGATCAGCGGTGTTCGCCACGTCTCCAGTCTTCAGCGGCATGTTCCGCATACCGTATGCATCGATTGCAGCGACCGGCTCCACACAGGCGACTGCCGCTGCGCTTACCGCTGGCTTCACTCTTGTGAGCGGCGGCGCGGCGGCTACGGGCGTCATCCTGCCTTCGACAACCACGCTGGGTAACGGTGCCATATGCGCCGTATACAACTTCAACGCTACAGCCATAAACGTGTACCCGGCGACTGGAGAAGCGGTTAATAACCTATCCAGCAACACAGCGGTGTCTCTCCCCACCACGACTAGCTCCATCTTTATAGCCGGCCCTGCGCGTTGGTCTGGCTTCCCGCGCGTGCCGTCGTAATCGCCATGAAGACGCCTATCCTCGGTTCCTCCTACGTCGCTCGCAGCGTCAACGCTGCGGACAACCGCATGGTCAACCTCTTCCCCGAGATCGTCCCCGAGGGCGGCAAGGAGCCGGCGTTCCTCAACCGAGCGCCAGGGTTGCGCTTTCTGCTGTCTGCCGGCACCGGCCCCATCAGGGGGCTGTGGCAGCTTGGCGGCTACATGTTTGCCGTCTCAGGCAGCCAGTTGTACCGGATCGACACCTCGTACACCGCAACCCCTGTAGGCTTTATTGATAACACCGGCCCGGTGTCCATGGTGGACAACGGCACGCAGATCTTCATCGCCTGCAATGGCCCCAGCTACATCTACGACGTCAGCACGCTGACGCTCACGCAGATCACCGACCCTGACTTTCCTGGTGCGGTGACGGTCGGGTATCTCGATGGGTATTTTGTCTTCAACGAACCTAACAGCCAGAAGGTCTGGGTAACGGCGCTGTTGGACGGCACCGACATCGACGCGCTGTCTTTTGCCAGCGCGGAAGGCTCGCCTGACGGGCTGGTGGCGCTGATCGTGGACCACCGCGAGGCGTGGCTGTTTGGCACCAACTCGGTCGAGGTCTGGTACGACGCGGGCGAGATCGGGTTCCCGCTGGCGCGCATACAAGG